CTTGGGTAATGGGACGGAATTCTAATTTCGAAGTTATCGAGGCGTCTTATAATAAGGATAAGGCCGCTGAGTTCGGAATGATTGCTAGGGATACTGTGGCCAGCGATCCGTATAAGAAGATATTCCCTGATACGGAAGTTTCGCCTAAGGCTCGTGCAGCCGATTCATGGAAGACTACTAATGGCTGCTCATATAAAGCGTCGGGAACAGCTGGGGGGATTATTGGCTTCCATGCTCATATCGCTATTATAGACGATCCATTTAAGAATTATACTGAAGCTGCCAGGATGGAGAATCGTAGAGACGTATGGGATTGGTACTCTGCAGTTCTTATAAATCGGCTGCGGTCGTATAAGGGCGGGCCAGGGGCTGTGGTGTTGATAATGCAGCGCTGGCATGACGACGATCTGGGTGGTAGATTGGAGAAGCTGCATGAGAGAGGCGAAGAGGAATGGGATATTGTCTCGATTCCAAGTATTGCCGAGGAAGGTGATCCGCTGGGGCGTAATGTTGGTGAGGCGCTTCTTACCGACGGTCCCAATCGTAGACCCATCGAAGAACTTGAACAGATACGTGCAAGGAACCCTGGACTTTTCATCGCCCTCCACCAGCAAAAACCAGTCAGTGATGAAGGCGTTATGTTCAGGCCTAAGTGGCTTGTGGAGTATAATCCTGAGGATTTGCCGAAAGCCCTGACGAAGTATGGGACAAGTGATTGGGCCCTGACGAAAGGTGCCGGCGACTGGACTGTTCATATACTCTTTGGTGTAGACTCCCAAGGGCATATTTGGATTCTGGACCTTTATCGTAAGCAAGTAGAGATGATTGAAGGCGTAGAGGCTTGCGTAGAGATGATGCTTGATCATACGCCTCTGAAGTGGTTTTCTGAAAGAGTGATGCTGTCGAAAGCAATTGGACCTTTGCTGCGTAAGCGTAAGACTGAGCGTGGAGCGTGGACACTGATGGAGGAAGTCAGCGTGTCAGGGTTTGGAGGGAAGGATAATCCGGCCCGCGCTGGGGCCTTCGCTGGCGCGTGTCAGGCAGGTTATGTGCATGTTCCAAAGAGTGCTGTGTGGGTAGAAGAGTATAAGTTCGAGCTTAGCCGCTTTCCTAATGGACGATATGACGATCAAGTGGATGCGAGCGCTAACATAGGCATGAACCTGAATACGTTGCGAGGGAGTCGTCCAGAGGCTATTCAGCCAGTAGGTGTACCGCTCGTGCATCCAACTATGTATACGTTTGACCACCTCATGGATAGATCACAGCAGCGACGTAGCGGAATAAGTCCGAGGAAAGAGTCCATTGTGCTACCGCCATTAGAGGATGTAGTGTGGCCGGAAACTGTTGTGAATTAATCACATGAGGGAGGACTAATGCCTAATACAAAGCAAGATACTACTAGAATAAGTAAAGAGAATCAGGCCAAGGGCGCCGCCTGGATGAAAGATTTTCGGGAGAGGGCTGGGGGAGGTTATGACACAGTAAGTCTTTCATCTAGGAAAGATACGGTCAAGGTATCTGATAAAACAAAACAGTCCTTGATGCCTGATTGGGTACCTGATAGGAATTGGATTAGAAGAGCTATAGATAAAAATACCCCAGTTACTTCTAAACGAGAAACTATTCAGACGGCATCGAAGTACCATGATGAGCTAGGGAAAGAGATTTTGTTTCCTACTATAAGAATGGTGAATGGTAAGCTAAAAAGATTTAAGACCATAAACGAGGCTATGGACGAAGCTGTTAAGAAAAAAGACTTTATATCCTTTCAGACGCCCGAAGAGGCTACAGAGTTTTCTATTAAGCTATCTAAATATGTGGGCGAAGCTAGAGGGATGGACTAATGCCTTACCCGCGTAAAGAAGAAGATCGCGTTCAGTACTGGAGTGATCAGCTTCAGTTCACTAGGAGTAAGATCAAGCCTCTGTTCGACGCTTGTGAGGTGCTCGTGAAGCAGTATTATAACGAGCCTTCTACAGAGCGCGAATCGAACTATGGGGACCTGACAGAGGAAGAGCATATTCAAAGAACGAAGTCGAATATAGTCTTCGGATTTATAGATCAGAGTCTGAGTAACATGCTGGATAGGAATCCAGTATTCCAGTGTACGCCTGAGACAAAAGACGCTGCGAAGAGAATTGACCCGAGCGATCCTAACAGCATTTCGTTTGCAGCAGGGACTAGTAAGATAGTAAACTATAGGTATAGGGAAACAAATCAGCTGCGTGTGGATGAGCGTGTAGCGCTTAATGCTTTTCTCTTTCCTTATGGCGTTGCGAAGATTGGGTATACAGTAGACTTCGATCAGCGATTTCAAGAGCTTCTTCAGCCTGACGTTAACCCTGATTTAGAGTTCGAGGATCCAGAGGAAGAGAATCTATTCCTCCAGTCTGGGCAGGCTGTGCTAGTAACAGATACTCAGGATCATGTCTTGCATATCGAGTCTCATACGGCCTTGATACAAGCGATTGAATTAGGATCGGCGGAGGGACAAGACGAGGCCTTTACAGCGTTAGTAGAATTTATCAAAGACCATATCAGTCTGCATAAGAAGTTTCAGGATCGCGGCCAGCCTGATTCTCCTGGCCCCCCGATCAATTCCTTACTGACGGACTCAGTATGGAAGGTCCTCAGGACTCCCGCTGGATAGCTTTCCAATGGGAGGCTCCGATCGATGAAGTTATATACAACCCGAACTACAATAATACGTCCGACCTCAAACCTACACGGTGGCAAGACGCCCCAGACCGTCCCTCGCATATGGACACTGATGGCTTTGACATGGTTAGAGGATGGGAGATATGGGCGAAGAACTTTCCTATAGGTAAGGGGAAGTTTCGTAACTTGCTAATGGTTATAGTAGAGGATCATGATAAGTTCCTTCGGTATGAGGAGGAATGGCCTTATGATCGTATAGATGATTACCCAGTCGAAGTCCTGACTTTTCATACTGGGATTAAGAGATGGTTCCATAAGCCCCCGGTCTTAATGGGAGGTGGTGATACAGTTCAATCCTTGATCAACGAGGTCCTGGACGCGAACTTGAGTATCATCCGCAAGATGAAGAATATCTGGCTTGTGGATCCTGCTGCAGGGATTAATCAGAATAAGATGCAGCAGATCTTGCAGGCTCCTGATGGTAGCGTAATCGAAGTGCCTGGCCTTATGGAGTCGAAGGGGCAGCCTGTAGTGACGCTGCCGTTTCACGAGATCCCGCATGATAAATATAGACTGATTAATGAGCTGCAGTCGATGTTTGATAGGTCTTTAGGGACTCCGCAGCCCACGGCCCTGCCGACCAGTGAGACGGCCACTGAGGCTAGCATTGTGGAGAAGAGGAATTCGGCAAGGGAGAATAGGAAGTCTGGTCTGCTGTCAGAGTATCAGACGCGTAAGGCGAGGAAGATGTGGCAGCTGGATGCACAGTTCAAGCCTACTAGGCTCTTCCCTCTATCGCCGAACGCAGAACAGTTTCTTGAGATTAGTGCAGAGATGGCGAAGGGTGAGTACTTGTTTACGATGGATATTACTTCGCATGCTGTGGCTCTGAGTATTGAGCGTAGCCAGTCGATGGATCTGTTAAACCTGTTTGCCGGCCTTACGCCTTTGTTTATGCAGACGTTTGGTGGGCCGCCTAATATTCCCGAGCTGGCACGTAGAGTTCTAGTAAAGGGCTTTGATGAGCAGATGGTAGAGGAAATCCTACCTATGCTTCAGAAGGCCAAAGAGGGATTAGATCAGGCTGGAGCACAGTTTGGGCCTGATGGACAGCCTCTGACAGAAGATCCCTTGGCACAGGATCCTGGGGCTGAAGCGGCAGTGGCTGCTGGACGTACTGTTGATAGAGGGATAAATGCTGCATTGCCAGATAGCTTTAATAGAGATGCGCCTAATGAAGGCAGGCAGCAGGGTGAAGGAGTGACGGCGTAATGGCAACTGCTCGTCAAGATAAGACTCGTACTAAGCCAGGCCCTGCTAAGATACCTGCTGTGTCTGATAATACGCGTCTGTCTTTACGTAGCCCGGAAGCGGCATTTCCTTATGGATTAGATATGCTGAATCCTGGCGCGAGCGTGAGAGAGATGCGCAGGATGAAGAGCCCGCTGCTTAGTACGATAGGGAATATGCTTCCTGTGAGTGGGCAAGAGATACTTACGGAGGCGGCGATTGGCGGGGCTATGGGTCCGGCGATGGCTGTTGTGCCGGGGGCAGGTCATCTACTTCGTAATCTTCTAGATTTACCTAGAGAGTTGAAGTTCTTTAAGGCATTGCTTAAGAAGGTTAAAGACTTTCCAGCGCATCTAGAAGGACGAATTCTGATATTTAAAGCGCAGGATGTACAGAAAATAGCTAAGGCTTTGGACGATCCTAAGGTGGGTAATGTTCCGGAAAGCTTTACTACTGACTTAAAGATATTTGATAAGGTGTCTACGGATGCCACTGAGGCAAGTAGAGAGTTTTCTAGAGCTCGAGGATCCTTCCCTCTTCGGTACGATGACGAGTATAGATCGGAAGCAGAAGAGTTTTATAAAGCGAATGACGCCATCAAGCGTATGCAGAAGTCTACGATGACTGCTGAGAAGCAGGCAGCTATATCTAAGGATTATGTTGGTAGAGAGGTTGATGCTATACAGCTTCGTACCCCTAGCAGTAACGCGGGGCAGAGGGTGTTTCATGAGAAGTCGTTTCCTCAGGTCGGCTACTATAGTCGTAGTGACCCTCTTCGTTTAGGGAATTATCGTAGTCAAGCCACTTTTGAGGGTAGTATAGATTACGAAAAGTGGCTTAAGAAGAATGATCCTAAGTTGCATAAGAAGATGCAAGATGCTTTCGGAGATGATGTAAAGAACTGGATGGTAGGTGGTGGTCCAGGTCCTCCTCCGCCTATACCTAGGAGGGAAGGTGGTACCTGGCCTGATGTTACACGATTAGATGATCCTAGACCACTTATACCTAGTGTATCGGAAGCTACTAAACGATCTATAAGCCCTAAGCCTATACGTAGGTTCGAGGATGATCCCGAGGGACCAATGAGACCTAGACCCTGATGGCAGGTGAAGCGTCGTACTCCCCTGCGTTTGGGTCTTCGTTAAGTGCTACACAGTTACACAACCCTTTAGATAGGAGAAAGACAGTGCCAGCAAATAGACCTTATACACTTCAAGAGAAGCTGCGTATGGATAGGGCGGCCCTAGGTACTGCTGCGGGAAGCCGTCGAAGAAAACCCATATCTCAAACTGCCAGGCGTAAAGCATCAACGAGAGCTGGAGTACGAGCTGGAGCTGGAGTACGAGCTGGAGCACGAGGAGGAGATATAGCTATACAGAACGCTAAATTCTATGCACAACGAGAGGGAGAGAGCCCTCAATACGTAGCAGGGCCTAAGGCAGGTAGGAATATACGACCTGGAGAACGTAGACGTAGAAATCGAGCAAAGGCGGTGACTTTGGCACAGACGCAGCTACAGTCGAGAAGGCCGAATGCCACTCAGCATTCCTTCGATCGAAGGCGTCAAGATGAGTTTAGTCGTAGACTATCTGAAACTGCTCAACGACGAGGGTCGTGGGG